TCGCCGAGGTTCTTCACCTTCGCTTTCAGGGTCTCGGCCTGAACCTCCTGCATCTGGTAGAACTTGCCACCTTCGGAGGTCATATCCTTGAACACCTTCTCGACCATTTCAAACGGGACCTCACGGGAGGAAATCTTGTCAAAGACCTCTCCGGCGGAGACCATACGGCCTTCGATTTCTTGGAACTGCTTCGCCAGTTCGGTGAGGATGGGAATTCCGGCCTCGGTCAGCTGACGGACCTCCTGTCCACGGAGGAAGGCAGCACTACGGATCTGGCCGTAGGCAAGGATGATTCGGCTCATATCGACACCGAGACCAGCACTGACATCGGCCAGCATCTTCGTGGTGTCGTACAACTCCTCCATAGGCACGGAGAAGGCAGACAACTGCTTGGCGTAGGAAGTCAAGTCGGAGAAGGAGAACGGCGACCTAACGGCCAATTCCTGCATCTGGGTGAAGATGCGGTCTGCACCGTCAACATCCTGCAGGATGGCGCGCAACGTCTGTTGCTGCAGCTCAAATTCGCCGCTGACTCGGACCAGCGACGAAATGAAGCGTTCAACCGTTCGGACACTGAAATAGGTCGCGGCCAGACCTCCAACCTCCTGCAGGAGACGAGACTGGCCGGAGATAATGGAATTACCCCTTTCCTTCGCCTTGTTCAGCCGCTCCTGCTGGAGCTCGGTCTGCAGAATAGCCTGCAGTTCACGCTCCGCATTCAGCTTGGCTTGGGTCCCGGTCTTGGCTATCTCGCGCTGGATCCGCTGCTGGGCGGCAACACCAGCGGCTGCGGTCTTGTCGGCCTCGCGCTGGGCGGCCTCGGCAGCCTCCTTCTCGGCCCTCTTACGTTTCGCAACGGCAGCGGCCACCTTCTCCGCATTGATAGCGGCACGGGCATCGGCAGACGACACCTTTTTCTTGATTTCCAAGACCTCCGACATCGACTTGTTGAAGGCACGGGCAGTAGCCAAGTCGGTCGTAATCTTCGAGTTGAATGCCTCGTCGTCGAGGATAACCTTATAGTTGAGCTGGTCAATTTCCTTTCCCATAACGGTATTGTGTTGCGGGGCTACTCCTCATCGGCGGCCCCAGAAAAAACTTCGTCCAAAGTGAATTGTCTCTCGCCAGACTCCTGTTTCTTTGCGGAAGCGGCAGCGGCCTCTCGACGGGCCCTCGACTTCTCCATCGCCTCCTTGTTCAGGCGTTCGCATTCGTCGTCCGGCTTATTGTTCTTGTAGTTGTAGAGCGTGTGGGGAAGGTCGGCCTGCATCAGTTCGATCTGCGGCATCGTCAGGACACATCGATAACCCCAGTCCCGCTCCCAGCGGCCTAAACACCATCTGGGCTTGCCGTATTCGGGGTACTTTTGGACAAAAGCACTTTCGCGGCCAAAATCTGTTCGGCTTGGAACGTCTCGGCTTCTTTTGTCGTCATTCTCATCCAGTCCGCTCTCATATCCGTCAAGAACACCATATTCTTCCAGAACGATTCGAGCGGAAGTTTTTTTTTACCCTCGGCGATGATGGGTTCCATTTGCTCCTCGCTGTAACCCCGCAAATACGCCCAAATCCGCCACTTTAACGGGTAGAACAACCGCAACTTCCAGTAGGAGTTCAGTACGATGGTACAGGCGCATTTGATGCTGAAATAGGGGTCGATACAGACGGCCTTCAACGTTTCGCTGGAGCTGTCAGGAATCTGCATTTCCCGCTCACTCCACAACTTCGTCAAACACTCGATGGTGTAGGGCTTGATGCCACTCACCTTCACGGTGCGTTTCGTCCCTGCGATGGCTATGACTGCAGCCTCATCCGACAGAATCTCGTTGTAGGCGCGCCGTGCATTCTTATTGGGCTGTTTCATTGCTTGATTTCAATAAAAAAAGGGGACGGGGTATTTAGGTCCCGCCCCCTTCGGTTGATTCGACACAGATGCCGCTTCAATTAAGCAGCGACATACTTTTTCAGGATGGCGAACTTGTCGCCGCCGGGGTTGTCGAGGATGTAACCAGTCAGCTTGACGTAGCCGGGCTTCTGGTGGTCGTCGATGGCCGGGTTGTTCACGATGAACTGCACGTGACCAAACACGATGGCAGTTTTCTTGGACTTGGACTCGACGAGCACGATGGCATCGACCACCTTCGGAGCGTTGTAGCCGTTACCGCCGTAAACAGTTCCCTCCTGACCCTTGACACGGGTGGAGGAACCAGCACCAGCGATAGCGGAGCCAGCGTTGAAGAAGTAGTCGAACACCTCCTTCGCGAAGGAAGGAATGTTGCCGTTGATCACCCAATCGCCCTCGTCGAGGTCGATGAGTTCGTCGTACTGGTCAACCCTGTACAGGTTGTCAGGGTCGGAGGGAGCAAGAGTGAAAGTGTCCTGCTCGGTGAAAACCTGATCCGCGCCGGAGAAATCCAGCCCGGCAAGAGCACCACCACCTGCGCTGTAAGGCAGCAGGGAAATGGCAGCATTACCCTTGTGCAGGTCCTCAAGCATTGCGTGAGTGAGAGTTGCAGTGTTAGCCATAGCTTATACTTGTTTTACTTTGATGATTGTGTTCAGTTGAATAGCACGGACGTGGAATCCGTAATCATCTGCCGTGTCCCCTAAAACGTTCGGCGATTCGTCAAACATATAGCGTCCATCATCGAAGGGAAGGCCCTTAACCAGCTTCTTGTACATAACAGACAATTTCTTGTTGTTCTTCTGGTTGGAGACATCCTTCGCAAACAGGTAAATCAGAACATCACACTCCCCGTAGGCGGCCTTGTCCTTGACAACGCCACTCACCTTCACCACTACAAAGTCGTTTCCCGTGATGTCTGCAGACTTCGGCCTGTCGTTGAAAACAGTAGCCGAGACCTGTAACTCGTCACGGAGAATCACCTTCATACGGGCTTCGATGTCGCTGATGTCAAAATCATTCATACCTTGCGGAAGTAGTTGTGGAAGTTCTCAATTACACTGCTTGCGGATTCGTGAAGGAACTGGATCTCGTAGTCAACGCGATACCAGTCGTTCGCCATATCAGAGAGTACTATTCCGTACCAGCCCTTTCTCGGTCCTTCGGCAACAACCTCCTGCAGGCGGGTTAGGGCCCGGCCCTTCGGAGTGAACTCGCCTTTGGCTTGCGATACGGCCTCAACCACGTGCCCGTTATGGACCAGAGCCCAGCCCAGAGTGTCGTTTTCCTGCTCGTGGTGCATTCCAACGGCGTGAGCGTCGTGGGCCTCGTGGAGAGCATCCAGAGCCTTGTCCAGAATCTCGTACATAGCCAGCTCAATGGTCTTGTCCTTCTTCGCTTGTAAGCGGGCAAAACCTTCTCGCAATCGCTTGTCGTTATCCTCTCGAAGGCCCATATCTCATCACCTGTTTACGGGTCGATACCATCATCCTCGTCTGGGTCCGTCTCCGGCACTGGATCCGGCACAGGGTCCGGGTCTGGAGCAGGAGTGGGATATGGAGTCGGGTCAGGGTCGATGCCATCGTCCTTACCGGGTTCAAGAATCTTTTCGTTCTTGATGCGGTCAAACCATATCAAAGAGCCAAGATTGAACGTGTCCTTCTTCACCACAACGCCCCTGAACGTCTTTTCGTAGTCGGTCAGCTCCAGCACATCGCCGGGATTCAGCGGAGTGAGGAAGATAGGGCACGAAATCTTGTAGTCGGAAACAATCACATCACCCTCGCGCATCGTGTTCATCGAATTCTGGCGATAACCGAAGGCCATTTCCGACACCTCCTCTGTGACAAAGTTTCCGTCAGCGTCAAAGGTCGGCTGGCGGTCCACCATCACAACGGCGGTCAAGGTCACTGTGACCTCGGTCGGGTCTCCATTCTCGTCAAGAATCAGATCGCCGTGCTCGTCGAGACCAGCACGGACAACACGAAACTTATGGGGAAACTGTGGATTGTACATTACTTGTAAAGTCCTCTCATTTTGAACTTGCCGTTTCCGGCTTCATCCTGACGGGGGTCGTCCCACTTCGCGTAGAGACGCATTGCCTGATCTCTCATAGCTTTGCGGTCAAAAACGTTTTTGGCCGACTTCTGCAGGATGTAGCCGTTATCAGCAACGTATTCGCCGGACGCTTTCACGGAGGATCCGGCAGCGTACATCAAGATGTCTGCGTAGCACAGGTCACGCTGCTTCTCCGTAAGGGAGTCGGCTGCGGTCCCGGCGGCAATGCCACGATTGAAAAGAATCGCGGCAAGGGCTTCCGGGGAGAAGTCGAAATCGACCATCCCCCGGAGCCAAGTTTCTACAGTGTACGCTGCCATACCTTCGTGTCGTTTAGGCGATAGGGAAGAAGTAGAACAGATACTGGGGCGAGGTCGGGACGGCCAGCACGGTCATTTCCGTGTAGAAGCCCTGACACTTGTTCACAGCGTCTGCATCCACGGTCAGCAGCAGACGGCCATCGTAGAAGTGGCCGTAGGTGGCGGATGCGCTCTGGAAGGTGATAGGCATCACGGACAGGATGGAACCAACGTTTCCGTCGGGAACAAAGACAACCACGTTGTCGTTGAAGGCGTTGATGTTGGTCTTTTCCAGATCCTTCTTGGTCTTGTCGTACTTCTCGACGGCCACGAGGCTGTCGATAGCGACGACCTTGACACCGATCAGCTCCTCGAAGATAGCCTTGCGGCGGGCTTCGGGCAGAGCGGCGGCAGCGGCGGCGGTGTCGCTGATGCTACCCATAGGCCACAGGTTGATGGCGATGGCCTTCGCAACGCTGGAGTGACGGAGCACACGGCGGAGGAAGGTTGCGCTGATCTCCAGATGGCCGACCAGACCCTTGTCCAGAATGGGCTGCAGGAAGGCAGTGAGGTCGGCGATAACGTCGGAGGAACTGCCCTCGGTGGCGTAGGTGGTGTCGGTCCACCACTTGTTGTTCGCGCTGCTGCTGCGGAGAGCAGAGGCGTTCTTCTTGTTGGCGGAAGGAACACTCGCGCTGAACGTCACGTTCTTGATACCCTTCGGGTTGTTGGTGTCGGTCAGGGTGAGCTTACCAGCGGAGATCATCTGGTGACGCTGGTAGGTCAGGGAATTGGTGTGGCCGCCGATGAGGTCGTCCAGAGTCTCAAAGAGCTTGGCCTTTGCAGCGCGGACAGCCTCGTCAGAGGTCTCGCCGAACAGCTTCTCGGTGATCAGCTGCTTGCGAACCTTGTCCTCGTTGAAGTAGATCACGTCCTTCATACGAGGAATCTTGCCAGTCAGCAAGGAGACACCTTCACCACCACGAGGGATGGGCTTGGAGTCGAGGTCGTAGTAGTTCGCCATCGCGGTGATGCCGAGCTCCTTCTGCACCTGCTCGTAGGTGAACTCCAGCTGCATATCGGGATCGAATGCGAAGCCGGGAATCTGCAGAACGTTGTACTTCTCGGCAAGGGTCTTGTCGAGGAAGCCCTGCAGACGCTTGCTGGAAGTGTCGCCACGGAAAGCACGGGCGAGAAGGTCGTAGAATTGTACAGGATTGGTATTCATAACTTTCTCTCCTATGGTTTAGTCGTTCTGCTGATAGACACCCGGGCAGACAGCGGCCATCTGCTTCTTGCAAGCAGCGGCGGGGGTGCGGTCGATGAGGATGCCGGACTGGTGATACATCACGGCGGCTCCAGTGGCGGCGACGGTTTCGTCAGTCACGTCATACTCGGGGCCGAGGTAGATGTCGTTGTAGAGGTAGGCGTTCGGCTGCTTGGCCATAGCCTTGTCGTTTCCGGCAGACTCGGCGGCAGAGAACACGATGAGGTCGCCTTCGCTGGGCTCGTCGATGGATGCGGCCTTCGACACGGTTACTTCGTAACAGCCAGCGTTCGTGCCTTCGGTGATCTTGGTCACACCAACTACGGCAGCGGCCTTGCCAGTGGCGGCGAAGGTAGCACCGAGCTTCTGGATCTTGTCACCAGCTTCGGGGAGGAATTCGGCCTTGCCGTAGATGCAGGGCTTGATAACGATGGTGTTGTTGGCGGCGGAGCCAACAGCGGCCTCAAAGTCAACCACCTCGAAAGCGATGAGAGGAGTGATCACCTTATTGGCGATGTTGATGGGGGTTCCTGCGGGGAAAAGGACACCCGGCTGGAGGTAATCCTTGTCCACAGTGCCGCCCACGGGGATGGGCTCGACGTTGCCGAGCCACACAGGAATCGACAGCCTGCCGTAATCCTGCTTGGTCTTGCCATAAGCGTTGAAAGAACTTTTCATCGGATTGTGGAGTTAATAGATTGTGAATTAGTTTTCCTTCTTGGGGAGCTTACCGTCTCGGCGCAGACTCTCGACAAAATCATCATCCTCCTTGCCCGTGTATTCCGGGGTCTGGTTCGTGTGATGCAGCGGACGGGGGCCGTCGCCGTAGAACTGGGTGTACTTGGCATCGTAGGCCGCTTTGAGGTTGTTGGCAATGTCGTCAACCTTGTCCTCGTCCTTGAATTCGGCCTTCTCCAGCACCAGATCCAGAATGTTGTCGTTGTCCGACCCCTGTTCCTTCATCTTGGCGCGGATGCTGGCCAGCTTCTCGGTGCGGGCAGCCTTCTGCTTCGCTTCCTTGTTCTCGTTCTCCAGAGCCTCAATACGCTCTTTGAGCTTCTTGGTCTCCTCGTCGTCCTCCTCGGTCTTGGGAGGAGTCTTGGTCTCTGGATGCTCCTTCTTGTACTTGTCAAAGTCGGCCTGTAACTCCGTGTTGCGACGACGGAGATCATCAGACTCGCCCTGAAAGGCTTTGAGCAGACCTTTGGTTTCGTCAGACTTGACGACCCCATCAATCTCCTCATCTTTGGTAACGGTTTTTACGAGGACAGAGGCCACCCCGTCAAACGCCTTTTCACTCAACCCCAACGTCGCGTACTCGGTTTTGAGAGCTGTCAAAAGTTTAGTTTTCATACAAAACTGGTTTTGGTTATACATTAAAAGCCCGCACGGAAATGGGGCAAAACCCATTTCTGCACGGACTCATTGGTCTCTTGGACGCTATCGGTCGCTGATGCTGTCTCTACGGACGCTCTATATGTTTTCTTCCTGAATCTCGACCTCGCTCTTGGCCTTGCAGTTTCGACAAACAATGCTGTAGCGAAGCCTACCCTTCAATTCTATAATACGCACGGGAAGGGCCTTGCCGCACTGGGGGCAGACCACCTTCACTTCTTTCTTTATGCCTTTCTTCTCGTCCATATTCGCGGCAAATATAATAAACGAAAGCAAATAAGATGAAATAATTATTTCAGATTATTTCAATAAAAACGTGATATTTGCACCGTATGGCAAAAAAAGTTGTAAGAGACGACAGTAAGTATCTGGACCCCGTGTTCCTGCAATACGGGCAGAGGGTCTATACTTACGAGTACATCGAGAAGCTGCGCGAGGAGAATCTGCAACTCAAAATGCAGGGCAAACGCTCCTACAACCTTGTGCCCCAGAAGGGGTTCCAAGAGCGCGTGGCGGAAGCCGATGCCGACCTCCTCATCATCGGAGGCAAGAAAGGCGGCGGAAAGACGTGGATCGCCCTGTTCAAGGCTCTGCCCTACATCTTCAATCCTGACGTGTCGATGTATGCCTTCCGTAAGTACGAGGACGACGTGAAGCGTGGTCCGTGGAAGGCCAGCCAGCCCGTGTTCCGAGGCTTCGGCACTCCGAAGGAATCCTACTTCGAGTGGTCGTTCCTCAACGGCAAGGGCGCATCGTTGAAGATGGAGCACCTGATGGACCTTGGCAAGATTACGGACCGATTCCGCGGTGCTGAACTCGCATACATCGACCTCGAAGAATTACCCGAACACACCAGAGAGAGCGTCAAAATCGTTTTTGACTTCCTGTCCGTGAACCGTAACACTGCAGGCGTGAAGTCGCAGGTGGTGGCCACCTGTAACCCCGTCGGCTGGAGCAACAAGCTCCGCAAGCTACTGGAATGGTATATCGACCCCGAGACCGATATGGTTATCCCGGAGCGCGACGGCAAGAAACGGTATATGTTCAACTGGGGTGACGACATCAACCAGATTGCGTGGGGAAATAGCTGGCAGGAGGTGTACGCCAATCCGAAGGCGAAGGAGAAGATCGACATCCTGCTGATGGGTGCGCCAGACCTCACGCCGGAGGATATGATCCTGACGCTCCAGTTCATCGAGGGCGACTACGCCGACAACAAGATCCTCCACATCGCTGATAAGCGATACGTGTCCCGTCTGGCCAGTGGTGGTGGCGCATCCGTCGTCAACGATATGCGCGGCATCTGGCGCGACATCGACAGCGGCACGGGCCTCCTCTCCGACGACGAAATGGAAGCCTTCTTCAACAACACGGAGCGCAGGGACGGCGTGATGCGGGCATCCGCTGACGTGGCCCTTACAGGCGACTTCTTCGTGATATGGGCCTTCGACGGCCACCACGTCTGCGACTTGGAGGCTTGGTTCGGGGTCCCTTCCGATGATGTTGTTCCCTTCATTAAGAAGTTCTTGAAGAAGAACGGTGTCCGGGAGGAGAACTTCACCTACGACAAGAACGGCCTCGGCCTTTGGCT